CGGCTTTGCCCTAGTTTAGCAGTAGGTGCATCTGCTCCAAAACGACGGTCTTGTGTCGAAAAGCCACGCCATGAGGATAGGTCTTAGCGCCGCCGCCGTATTTTGCGTTATGTGGAGCGCGCAACAGGCGAGTGCGCAGGGCCTAGCGCTGCAACCGGGATGGTATGACTGGACGGGCGTGTACGTTGGCATAAATGTCGGATATGGCGCTAGCGCGTCAACGCAATCTTTTTCCGGCGTTGTTGCTGGAGGCCAAGTTGGTGCGAACCTGCAGTATCAAAATCTTGTTTTCGGAGTCGATGTCGACGGCGACTGGTCGTCGCAGCAAGGGAGTTCTGGAACACCCGCACTGACTGTCAAACTGCCATGGCTCGCAACAGCGCGGCTCCGGATCGGCAGCGCGCACGACCGCATTCAATACTATGCAACCGGCGGCGTAGCGTATACGCGATTCACGGCTGATCCCGGCAACGGGATGGGAGTCAGTTCGACTCGAACCGGATGGACTGCTGGGATCGGCCAAGAAACCGCTATCCAAAATGTCCTCCTGCGCTTCGAGGTTCTTTATCTACAGTTTCTTGGCAGTACGGAAACTCCCCCTGGTGCGCCTATTCCGGTCTCGGTCGGGCGTCTGTCTGGCTACACCGCGCGCGTCGGTCTGAGCTATAAGTTTGGTTGGCCTGGAAACTGATTTTATTGCTCTCCATCGCGAGGTATCCCTATTCTTATTGCCGCTGCCCGGTGTCGCGCACCACGCGTGCGCCTTGCCGCAGGTTGATCCGCGAATTGGGCGTCCAGCATTCTCTAAGTTGAGTGGTCCGTTCTCAATCGGTTCTCTTCACGCAAAAATTCAATAGCGGCAATCCTAGCCTGTTCCTCAAATTGCTCTGTACCTAATGGTAGGGTGGCTCCAGCCACATCGTCTGGTGATGTAGAAATCAAGCGGTTAATTCTCCATCGGTCCGGAGAGGTCTCAAACTCATATCCATGTTTCGGGGCGCGGTCGCGCCTTACTTCGATGCGGTCCTCGCCGACCCAATCGATATCGAAACCATTGATGTTGCGCTTCACAGCCGTCGCTCCATCGGCTAAATCGCCGCGCTTCTACCGCCGCTCCCAACTCTTCTTAAACGCAGCCATTGCCGCCTCGCGTGTTTGCTCGTACCCGTGTGCCGGTCGCCGCTTCAGTGGATCAAAGCCGTAGGTCCATAGCCACGACGAACCGACCGGTGCCGCCGCCGCGTCCATGATGCGCCCGACGACCACGCCATCGGCAAGCACGTCGTAATCGTCGTCGTTCCACTCGCCGGATGGGCGTGAAGTCGCGGCGCGTTTGAGGGTGAGTTGACCGCCGCTGTTCATCGCCACCGCCATCGCGCACCACCACGTGCGTTCAGAACATCCGTTGTGCTGGCCTGCATTGAAGGTCGTAGCTGATCCTAGCTCTGACGGTGCCAGTATCTTTGTCCCGAAACGTTAAGGTCGCTTGCATGTCGCCGATCACACGGTGGATCAGACCACTAATGGTGTGGGTAATTAAATTGCCGCCTTCTGAACCCTCAAACGCGACGATTGCGTTAGTGACGGTGCGTATCTTGGCCCGGATAGGGCGAAAACCCTCGACCGTCTGTGCCGTGAAGTCGATGACGATGCCCATCGAATACGGCTCTGGCTCGCCTTCGCCTGTCGCTCCTCCGTAATCACGGTTGGTCGCCGTGCCCTGACACGCCAGCCTTAGCACCGTGTCCTCTGCCCGCGCGGGCAGTAGACCGACGAGCATCGCACTGAGCGCGATGACGGCTGCGTAAGTTTGAAGCATTGGCAGCCCCAACCTGCCCACCCCCTCTCGAAGGGTACGCACAGTTGGGGTGCCTGCCTAGGCGGGTCTGTACATTGAGTGACGGCCGCAAATCCGTAAGCCTTACGGAATGCTTGCGACCACCCGCTTTGAGCTGCTGCTGGCTCCGGCCAGCCGCGAACAGCTGGATACACTGGCCGCGGATCTCGGCGTGTCCGCTGCCGATGTGCTGCGATTAGGCCTCCACAAGATGGCGGCCGCACACTCCCGCAAACCCAAGCGCGCCGCACCGGCCATGCCTGCCTCGGTGCCAGCCGCGCCGCCGTCCATCCAAGCGATGGACCTGCCCGCGCTGTATGTCCTGCGCGACGAGCTCGCGCTCAAGAGCCGCTCATCGCAGCAAGCCGAGCGCGAGCACCTCGAATGCAATATCGAGATCATCAAGCGCGAGATGAGGAGCGCCCCGCGATGAGTGATAGGAAAGCTGCGCGCCAGCACCTGATAGAATGGGCACTCAAGCTTCACCACCACGGCCAGATGCAAAGCCAGAGTGACAGGGACAGCTACGTCGCCGCGATGTTGGCGATCTTGGATCTGGTCATCAACAACGTCGTGGATCTCTCGCCGCCGCCGCCGCCGAAGCAGGACGCATTCATCACACCGATCCCGGTGCGTGAAGTGATAAACACGCCGGAAAAGCTGGCCGCCGCCAGGAAGAAGCTCGAGCAATTTGCCGCGCGCGAAAGGCAGTTGTCGGCTCTCGCCTGGAACAAACAGGAGGCAAGGCACGACGCGGAGTTGAGAAATGTGAGAAATGAAATTGCCTGCTTGAACGTCGAAGTTCGCAGGCGCAGCAGGAATTTAAATCACTGACGGAGCGGCTCGCGAACACCGATGACGTGACGCGGGCGGTGCAAGGCGCTGACCGCAGCCCCTTCGAGTTCGAGGCTCGCACCAGCGGCGCCGAGGCCAGCCTGCGCGATATGGTTGCGGCGTTCGACCACTTTCGTGCAATCGGCGACGAGTCCGATGTTGTGGTTTTGGAAGGCTTCATGCGTGACCAACAATACAATCCCGCTGAGTACGAACTAGCCAAATCGGTCCATGCGGAGCTCACCAGCCACCCGGACTTCCTGAAGAGGCTCGCGGCCAAAGACCCATTCGTGACGAAACTGTTTCATCGCGCGAGCATGGTGCTGGCTGCCGGCGTTGATCCTTCGTTGCCGCGCGAAGCTGGAGCGGAGAAGTTGCTGAGCGAGCGGTGGGCTGCGCGCTATCGGGATGGCCGCATAACATGACCGACGCGCTCGACACATTTCTCGATGAGCTGCGCGCCGACCGCGACCTCGCTGTGCATGCCGACGAGGTGGAGGACGCGCTTGCTGCGCTCGACCTCGAGGCCGACGGCAATCCGCACGCGCAGCAGGCGTTTCAGGCTGCGTGCTGGATTATCAGACAACCGCGCACGATCGAGGAGAAGGTGTTCGCGCTGACCAAGCTGTTCAGCCTGCCGGGAGCAGTGGTTGTCAACCTGCATGAATTGACCGGCTGGTGAAGAAACATGTGGCGCGGGCGGACACACCTACCGTACCACGCCATGTGCGGCCTGCCGTTCGGATATGGGGCAGGCCAAACCGGGCGCCCGCATCTTGTGATGGCTGGCTTCGGCTGGCGAAGGTATGAACCGATGGGACACAGGGTGCGGGCCGCCTATTTGTAGTAGGTGCGGCAAAAGCGAAGCATGCTTCGCATTTGAGGTGACCGGGTGAAGCAATGCCAGCGCCGGCACGACGCCACGACGAAATCGAGGGGGACCTGACCCCGGTCGAGGCCGCCTGCACGGCGAGGGAGCGGCGCTTTGTCTACTGGTTGATGCAGCTGCCGCCGAAACACGGCTTCAAGGTCCAGGCTGCCAGGCTCGCAGGCTTCGGCAAGAACAGCACCCCGCACGACCTCAATTCCACCGTGCAGAACCTGTTGCGCAGCCAGCGGGTGATCGACCTCATCGAGGAGGTGGCGAAGAAGCAGATCCGCTCCTCGGCACCGGAAGCGATCGCCGCCGTGCGGGAAATCATTGCCGATCCGGAGCACCGCGACCGCTTGAAGGCCGCGAACGTCATCCTCGAGCGCATCGAGCCCACAATGCAGCGGCTCGACGTGCGGGTGAAGCACGAGACCGTGGACCGGGACGCCGAGGCCGTCGCCTATCTGCGCAAGCTGAAGTCATTGGGCGTGTCACGCGAGGCAATGGAGCAGGAACTCGGCTATTCCGACCTCCCGCGCTATGAGCGGCTACTCGCGCTCGAGGACGCCAAGAACGCATTGCCGGTTATCGACGCCGAGTACGCGGTCATCGACAATGCCCATGAGTAGCCATCGCTACTCATCTAAGGGTAGGTAGTTACCGACCCATAGGAGAGTGAGATGGGCGGCCAGCAGCAGCAGACTGAGACCGGCAATGGCTACGGCAGCCCCGCCGTGATCGTTCCCGACGACGTGGAGCAAGGCCCCGATCCGAACAGCATCCGGCGGCATGCCAAGCGGATGCTGACGAATGTCGAGTATCTCAAACGCTATCGCCGGCTCGGCTTCTACAAGCCGCACCCGAAGCAGGTCGAGTTTCACAATCTGCGCGCGGTGGAAAAATGTCTGCGCGCCGGAAATCAATTAGGAAAAAGTCATGCGGGCGGCGCGCAGATGGCCATGGATGCTATTTGTTGGTATCCGCATTGGTATGAGGGCCATCGCTTCGACAAGCCGCCGGCAATCGAGCGGTCTTATGAGTTTCTCGGCTGGGCCGCCTGCAGCACCTCGGCGACGACGCGCGACGGCGTACAGGTGAAACTGCTCGGCGACATCCGCCAGGCTGATGGTTTGGGTACGGGCCTGCTTCCGTTGGACAACATCGTCGGCCGTCCCACCATGGCGAGAGGCATTGCCGACTTCGTCGACACCATCACCTTGCGCCGCGAGAGCGGTGGCCGCGCGCTGATCCGGCTCAAGACCTACGAGATGGATAGGCGCGCATTTCAGGGCGAGCCATGCGACGAGATCTGGTTGGACGAGGATGTCAGCAGGGATAACGATGCGATCTATGGTGAGTGTTTGGCCCGTATTGCGGCAACGCGCGGGCGCATCTTTCTGACACTCACTCCATTGCTCGGCCTGTCACCTGTCAGAAAGCGTTTCAAGGAACGCGCCGGCAAGGATTGCGCGGAAGTCCTGATGGGGCTCGATGACGCCCTGCACATTCCGAAGGAGCAGCATGCCGAGATCCTGGCGCGCTACAGCGAGAGCGAGCGACAGACCCGTGCCTATGGCGCCGATATGCAAGGGGAAGGTGCCGTGTTCACCATTCCGGTCGAGGCGATCAAACACGACAGAGATCCGGCGACGTTCCCTGATTACTGGCGCTGGATCTGGGGATGCGATTTCAGCCACGGCGGCATGTCTGCATCGGCGCACCCGTTCGCTGCTGTCCTGCTCTGCCACGACCCGCACAACGATGTGGTCTACGTCACCCATGCCGTGCGCCTGCACCGGGCCTTGCCGGCAGTGCATGTGCAGGCGATCAGGGCCAATCCGTGCTGGGAAGCGCCGTTCGCGTTCCCGCACGATGGCAATCGCGGCGCCGACCTCGCCACCGGCAGCACCTTCCGCGACGTTTACCGGAAGCTCGGGCTGAACATGCGGCCATCGCACGCGACGTTCAGCGACGGCTCGATCGCGCTCGAGGCCGGCATCGCCGAGATGGAGAGCCGCTTCGCATCCGGTCGGCTCAAGATCGCCAGCCATCTGACCGAAGTGGCCGACGAGTATATCGGCTACCACCGCATCAACGGCCTCATTCACAAGGTCGATGACGACTTGCTCTCGGCGATCCGCGTCGCCCTGATGGACCTGCGCTATGCCAAGGCGCTGGGCGCACCGGGCAGCGACAGCTTTGCGCGCCGCAATGGGCCGCAGTTCGCCAAGGGCGTGGCGGGCGTGGATTGGGATATTTGGACCGGCCGCGCCTTCGGGGAGTGAGCATCAGGGACAATTGTCCCTCGGAACGCGCTGGGGGCCAGCGAAGACCTAAAGCTTAGGCCGCAGCCGCGCGG